GCCTATCCTGGCGGTTATATGTGCAGTGCCGCCTATTGGATTGCCAGTGCTTGCGATAAGGTAGTCGCCGCCCCTTTTGCCGATGCCATTGGCAGTATAGGCACGATGTTGAGTTTCCAAGATTTTGCTCCTTTATTAGAAAAGTACGGCGTGAAAGTACACGAACTCTACGCCCCCGAAAGCACCGAGAAAAACAAGGCTTGGCGCGACCTTAAAGAAGGTAACGAAAAGGCTATAATACAGATGCTTTCAGAAGCCAACGCCCGCTTTATAGGTAGCGTAAAAGCCAACCGTCCCGATGCCAAAGAAGAAGTATTCAAAGGCAACACCTACAGTGCTAAAAAAGCCAAATCATTAGGACTTATCGACGAGGTAATGACTCTCAATGAGGTTATTAGTCAATTAGCAAATTAAAAAAAGTTTAATCTGTAAGTAGTAACAGGCTCTTGCCTTTTACCTCTTACCTCTTACCTATAAAATAATGAAACACGCAAGAATCGCCGCCTTATTGGCACTCGCCAGTATCAACCTGAAAAGTTCCTTATTTGGGAATGAAAAGTTTGTAGAGCTCAAAGAATCGCAGCTCGACAAGATAGAAGACGCCTTGGTAGCTGCCGAAACCGCTGCCAACAACACTGCCCTTGAGCAACTTATGGCAGAACTGAAAGCCAACAATGAAAAGCTATTGGCTGAGAAAACAGCCCTTACCGCTGAAAAAGAAGCCCTCGCAACGCAAGTAACCGCTCTTAGTGCCGAAACCGAGAGCCTCAAAACCGAACTCAACAATCGCCCTGCTCACTCATTGCCTGCCAATGATGGCAAAGAAGAAGAGGTAAAAGGAGAGTTCGATGGCATCGTAGATATGAACGATGCGCACAATCAATTAGCAAATTAGTAAATTAAAATATGGGAAATACAATTAAAGCTACTGAAATTGCAAAAGAGCTCGTACGTTACGGCAACGCCCGTCCTGTCGAACTCGAAGCAGCGATACTCTCTAAAGAAATCCTGCTAAACCGCTACGCCAAACCACTCGGCAAAGTAAAAGGCGAATGGCATATACCTGCTGTATTCATCAGCAATGTAGTGCAAGCCTTTTCCGACAAGTGGACGGGTGCTGGCGAAGTGTCTTTCAAAAAGAAACTTTTGAAAAACTTCCGTCAGAAAATCAACTTCCCTATCAACCCTAACGACATCGTTGGCAGTTGGGAAGAAGCTATGTACGAAGAGGACAAAAAACCCAATGAAATGCCCATTAGCCAGTTCATTATGGGGCTTATCACCAAAAAAGTAATTTCCGACCTCGACCTCATTAGTATTACGGGCAAGTACGATGCCACCCAAGTAGGCAGTACTACCCCCGATTATACCAAAACAATGGACGGACTTAACGAAGTGGTGAACCGCGCCGTTGCCGATACAAGCAACCCTGTTTTCCACATTCCTGTAGATGCAGGGGTAACAAGTATTGTAGACCGCGTTACTAAGTTCGAAAAAGGCTTGCCAGGGGGCGTGAAAGTGAAAACACTCTTTATCTCTCTCGAAGAGTTCAACGACTATGTAGAGCTACGCGAAACGCCTGCTAACCAATACATCGACTTCAACGATCCGCAACGTGGAAAAACCAAATACGGACGTGACTTGGTAGGTGTACCAGGATTGAAAGCTGGGCGTATCATTGCTTGGGTAGATGGTAACCTCTTCCGCCTATACGACCGCGTAGATAACCCTGCGCGTATCAACGATGTACAGGTACAAGATTACCTCGTGAAAATATTCTCCGAATGGCACTTGGGCTACGATTTTGCCGTAAACCAATACCTATTCGTGGAAACCAACGATGCTCAGAAAAAACGAGGTTTGAACAACGATGAGCAAAACAAGTTGTTCTACCCTAACCTCGTATTAGCTTAATTCACCAATTAGCAAATTAGCCAATGTGCTAATTTGCTAATTGACAAATTGACAAATTAACATTATGGCAAAAGAAGAAAAAAATACACCCGTCGTAGGGGCGAATGACAATTCGCCCTCAAATGGCAATTCGCCCGAAATGGATAACGCCTCTACCGAAAGCAACGATACACAAGCGCAAGCCCTCAACGAGCGTGAGAAAGCTCTCAACGAGAGAGAAGAAGCCCTCAATCGCCGTGAACTTGCACTCAATGAAGTTGAAAAACAGCTCAACGCTCGCGAACAACAACTCGACCAATATGAGGAGCAACTTAAGGGAACACCCGAAAAACCAACAGAAGAAGCCCCTCGCAAAGGTCACGAGTTTACATTCCGCAATGTGAGTTACAAGTTTGCCGACGATGCGCCTCAAATGTTGCTTATCGGCGGTGAAGCCCTCTCACAAGAAGAAATCGCTAATGACGAGGAACTACTCCTCCAACTCATCGGCGGTCACTCACCCTTAATTAACAAATTGACAAATTAAGATTATGGCAAAAAATTGTTTTGATAACGTACCCCACGAAAGCCTCGATGCTTGTCCTAACGACGAAGTAAGCGGAGGCATCAGCACGCGCATTTTGTACGCCCCAAAAGCGTTTGTAGATAAGTGCGTATTGCCCGCCAATACAGGCGAACTCGGCAAAGCCAACACCATCGAAGATGGGAACCTTACCCTTATCGCTTCCAAATCCTTTAAGGGTATCGATGCACAGATAGACGAGGGAGAGCTCAAAATCACACTCGTTGGTAATGCTGGCAATAAAAAAGCAAAAACCGAGTTAGAGTTTAAAATAGCTCGTTTTAGCGATGTAACCCTCGACTTCATAAACCGTTACAAAAATGTACCGATGATATTCGTAGTCCCCGATGCCCAAGGCACTCTATGGGTAATAGGCACCAAGATTAACCCTGCTTATATGGATACTGCCGAAGCCACTACCGGCAAAAAAGCCGAAGATGATAGCGGTATTACCCTCAAAATCATCACAAATTCAAAACCGTACAAGTATGCAGGAACAATCGCCGAAGCCTAAGATTTTCGCAAATGACGAGAAGCAAATAACGAATGCCGAATTACAAATTGCGAATGATTCGGCATTCAAATCATTGCTTCCTGAAGGCACTGCCTACTTCACCAAACCCAAAGAATTAGGGGGTGGTTTGGAGGCAGTAGATTTGAGTCGTATTCCTTACAATGTCAAAAGCCTATACATCGCGGGCTTTCCTTTCTATGCCTTGCAAGAAGAAGCTGCCGAACTATTAAAATCACTCAGCACCGAAACCCTGCAACAACTCATCGAGAAAAAGAAAACTCAATACCCGCCCGATGTCCCTATATTGGAACGCGCCTTGGCATTGAAAAAAGCTGTTAGCCCTAATGTCTAATTACCGAGAACAATACAAGCGTTTACTCAGCGAGTACGAACGCCTTGGAGGCAATCTTCAAGGCGTTCCTCGCTTTTATTCATTGGAGAACGAGGCAAAGCTACGGAGGGAAATGAGCAAATTAGCCAATTTGCCAATGAGTCAATTAGTCCCCGAACCCCCAAAGGGGGACAATCCGAAAATTGACAAATCGGCAAATCGACAAATCGACAAATTAATCTCTGATTATCCCCAAACGTTACACCCCGTATACCTCGCCAAGAAAAACCACTGGCTACAAGCCTGCTCGCTCAAGCTAAGCCTTAATGCCCTGCCAGCACACCAGGAAAGCCAAGCCCGCGCCCTACAGCAACAGCTATGGCACTTATTCGAGGAAATGGACGCCTGCGATACCGTGCTCGACCACTGGATCAAGTACAAACGCATATTGCTACCCACCGCCCCCTCCCAAGAAGAAGCGTTAGACAAGTTGAGCCCTACACAACTCGTACAACGCCTGCACACCCTGCGTAGCAATATCGTATCGCGGGAAAAAAGCCTTATAAAGTGGAGACTACAAGCAACCGAAAGCGAGGAAGAAAACTTTACTTTGGTAGAAAAAATATTCCGAAAAACCGAAGAATTAAAGCAACTGAAGCTGTTAGTAAAAACAATTGAAAAAAAGATAGAAAAAAGTTGCTAAAATATTTGCATAATGATATTAATATTCGTATCTTTGCACCGTTAATTTAAGCAAGATAAAAAATGAAGTATTCAGAATTGCACAAAAAACTAAA